ATGCTGGAACAAATGGGCATTGCCGCGAAGCAAGCCTCGTATAAATTAGCGCAACTCTCCAGCCGCGAAAAAAATCGCGTGCTGGAAAAAATCGCCGATGAACTGGAAGCACAAAGCGAAATCATCCTCAACGCTAACGCCCAGGATGTTGCTGACGCGCGTGCCAATGGCCTTGGCGAAGCGATGCTTGACCGTCTGGCACTGACGCCCGCACGGCTGAAAGGCATTGCCGATGATGTGCGCCAGGTGTGTAACCTCGCCGATCCGGTGGGGCAGGTAATCGATGGCAGCGTACTGGACAGCGGCCTGCGTCTTGAGCGTCGTCGCGTACCGCTGGGGGTTATTGGCGTGATTTATGAAGCGCGCCCGAACGTGACGGTTGATGTCGCTTCGCTGTGCCTGAAAACCGGTAACGCAGTGATTCTGCGTGGCGGTAAAGAAACCTGTCGCACTAACGCGGCAACGGTGGCGGTGATTCAGGACGCCCTGAAATCCTGTGGCTTACCGGTGGGTGCCGTGCAGGCGATTGATAATCCTGACCGTGCGCTGGTCAGTGAAATGCTGCGTATGGATAAATACATCGACATGCTGATCCCGCGTGGTGGCGCTGGTTTGCATAAACTGTGCCGCGAACAGTCGACGATCCCGGTGATCACAGGTGGTATAGGCGTATGCCATATTTATGTTGATGAAAGTGTAGAGATTGCTGAAGCATTAAAAGTGATCGTCAACGCGAAAACTCAGCGTCCGAGCACATGTAATACGGTAGAAACGTTGCTGGTGAATAAAAACATCGCCGATAGCTTCCTGCCCGCATTAAGCAAACAAATGGAGGAAAGCGGCGTGGCATTACACGCAGATGCAGCTGCGCTGGCGCAGTTGCAGACAGGCCCCGCGAAGGTGGTGGCTGTTAAAGCGGAAGAGTATGACGATGAGTTTCTGTCATTAGATTTGAACGTCAAAATCGTCAGTGATCTTGACGATGCCATCGCCCATATTCGTGAACACGGCACACAACACTCCGATGCGATCCTGACCCGCGATATGCGCAACGCCCAGCGTTTTGTTAACGAAGTGGATTCGTCCGCTGTTTACGTTAACGCCTCTACGCGTTTTACCGACGGCGGCCAGTTTGGACTAGGTGCGGAAGTGGCGGTAAGCACACAAAAACTCCACGCGCGTGGCCCAATGGGGCTGGAAGCACTGACCACTTACAAGTGGATCGGTATTGGTGATTACACCATTCGTGCGTAAATAAAACCGGGTGATGCAAAAGTAGCCATTTGATTCACAAGGCCATTGACGCATCGCCCGGTTAGTTTTAACCTTGTCCACCGTGATTCACGTTCGTGAACATGTCCTTTCAGGGCCGATATAGCTCAGTTGGTAGAGCAGCGCATTCGTAATGCGAAGGTCGTAGGTTCGACTCCTATTATCGGCACCATTTAAATCAATAAGTTACACATCATTAGTACCTTCCTTATTTTTTGACTGGGACAAATTTGGGACCGATGGGTTCAGGATCGAGTCTATTTGCCGTGCGTGTTCGGTAAGGTGATTAGGTGCAAGGTGAGCATATCGACGAACCATTTCGATAGACTCCCAGCCTCCCATTTCCTGTAACACTGACAACGGGACTCCGGCTTGAACCAGCCAACTTGCCCAGGTGTGTCTCAAGTCGTGAAATCTGAAATCATCAATACCAGCCCGTCTCAGCGCCGCTTTCCAGGCTGTGTTTGCGTCATACCGCATCTTCCTTACTGTTGGCGCTTTCGTTCCGTCTGGTTTGGTACAGCTTTCCTTGTACACAAATACCCAACGGTGATGATTCCCGATTTGTTTTTTCAAAACGCGACATGCAGTATCATTCAGCGCAACGCCGATTGCGCGGTTTGATTTACTCTCTTCTGGGTTTATCCATGCCACCCGGCGCTGCATATCTATTTGTTGCCATTCAAGGTTGATGATGTTCGAGCGTCTTAAGCCTGTTGCCAGTGCAAATTCAACAACAGACTTTAATGGCTCCGGACATTCATCAATCAGCCTTTGTGCTTCATGGGGCTCCAGCCAGCGGATCCGTTTATTCTTTGGTTGAGGCACTTTAATAATTGGTGCCTTATCCAGCATTTTCCATTCACGCTCTGCGGCTCTTAGTAGGGCCTTTATAAATGAAAGATGCGTAGCCTTCGTTGCAACGGACGCTGGTTTTGGCGTGTATTCTGGAACAGGTTTCCCTTTTTTTCTGCATGCTTCTGCCCTGAGTTTCCAGTTTTCCTCATGACGCCGGTTCGTCATTTTCTGCATTGCTGAATAAATTTTTGATTCAGTAATGTCTCTTAGTTGCATTCCTGCGAAATGTTGAAGCCAGAATCCGATCCGGCTTTTGTCATCGTCCAGTGATTTTTTATGTGCTTTCTCTTCAAGCCACCTGACACACGCTTCCTCGAACGTTATATCAGGTATTTCACCAAGTTTGCTGACCCGCCATGCTTCAGCCTTTAGCTTGTCATGGAGTTCTGTCGCCTGCCTTTTGTCCTTTGTTCCAAGAGACTGTTTAAATCTTTTACCGTTCGGCAATGTGAAACTGGCGTACCATATTTCACCTCTGCGGAAGAGTGACATTTTCTTTCCTCTGTTATGCCATCACCCGCGCTCACCTGGACAGTATGCAGCGGAGACTGAAGAGCCGCAATGCAGGCTTGTCGTGTTGTGAGGTAAGGAGATTTATTCTTAGTGGGATCTTTGCGTGTTGCCTGAAGACGCCCTGTGCGTATCCAGTTAATGGCAGTCGGTCTGGATATCTTGAGAAAATGACAGGCCTCATCGAGTGTGAGGCTGTATGGCTCCATTATTTCACCTCTTGCTGTGACATTGTTGAAAAATGGATACCAGCTCGTTGCTGCCAGACGATCCAACCGAGAGTCATATCCCATGCCATGTATTCGTTATCGCCGTTTTTTGCTCTCCGACGATCGACTGTTTTACCGAAACGCTTTTCCATAAATAATTCATAGGCTGCGCGTTCATCTGGCTCAACTTCCAGAGATGCCAGTGCAATCCGTGCCAGTTCTAAATCATTTTCAAGCTCAGCGCGAATCTCAGCGAATGCACTCTGTGTTAAGGCGAACTCAATGCTCTGCACTTTATTCCGTGCGCGCTCAAGCAGTGCATGGTAGTTAATTTCGGTTGTCATACCCCTACCTCTTTGAATTCCAATTCCAATTGATCACCCCAGATTTCACATGACTCTGAACACGAGCCGGTATCGAATCGCCTGGCCTGTACCATCGCCTGATACAAATTTCTGTAGTCGCTGTTGGCAGACATTCTGGCAATTCCGTCAAGCGTCAGGTGACCACGGTACATAATGTCTTTACCTGTTCTGCGATGACCATCCCTGACGTGTTTGCCTGTAACCAGCTCATTAAAAACTCGCATCAGACCTGGTTCGTCTTTACATGCAAGCCCCAGCTTTTGCGTTGACTTTTTGATGCAGAAAACACAGTTCCCGAGATGCTCCGGGATTTGCAAATCAAAAGGTTGTTTTCGCCACCACCGGATAACATCCGACTTATCAAAATCTGACAGCTCGGCAAGATACCGGACGCCCGATTTCGGTTTCAGCCTACGGGGTTCGTCTGCACGAATACCCAGCCATGTGATGTAATTACCTCGCCCGAAATGGTTATCGCAGTATTTTGTGAAAGGGATGAGTTTTAGCCTATCAGTACAGAGCGCGCCGCCGATGTATGGCGTGCCGTACTTTTTAACCATGTCCATAAACGGTTTAAGCACCGGCATTCGTGTCTGAATATCCTTTGGCTCCCATTCTGTATAACCATTTGGCTGCCCAAGCTCAGGATTTATATCGACCTGTAACACAGTTAGTGGTATGTCCCAGAACTTCACAACCTCCCGGATAAAGCGGTATGTCAGCGGATGTTCGCAACCGGTATCCATAAAGATGTAGCAGACGTTATTGCCAGCCTTTCTTTGTTCTTCCATCAGGTGAACAAGATATGCGGATGTTCTCCCGCCAGAAAAACTAACTACATGAGTTATGCACATTTGCGTAATTCCGATAACTCGTTGAAGCGTTCCATAAACATCCCGTAGGCATGGCCCGGTGCCAGTGGAATAACTTTGAACATCTCTGTTGCCGGGATACCTTCCAGTACAGGCCATAAAGAGCCATCATCAAGCCCGAGATCACGGCGTTCGGTTGCCAGCATGATGAGATCGGCATATTTCACGGGCGTGCTCATAACCGGGGGCAACTCGTATTTCTCACGGATTACTGCATCTATTTTTTCTTCCATCCGTTTATAGTCAGGAAGAAGGCGTTTCAGTGGCGCCGGGATGTCCTGGCAATACGCTTCTGTTGCATCATGCATTAACGCTTCAAAAGCAAATTCCTGCGGTACCAGTTGGCTGCAAAGCACCGCATGTTGGGCAACGCTGTAGAAATGTGAAAGATGCCCTGCAAAGCGACAGATATTTGAAAGAGAAACCGCGATATCGTTAATAACGATGTCGTCTTTATTTATCCTGTCATAATAAAAATGCTTCCCGGAAAAAGTTTTAATAAATGACATTTTGTTCTCCACGTATATGCGCTGCACCGCGCTGAATTCTGGTAAAAGGAAGCCCTCACCATCCGGCGATTATTGAGTCAATTACGTTTCCATAAATGCCCCCGCAGGGGCATTTGCAGTAATGAAATCAGGCGGTGAAAGTACCAATAAAGGTTTCTACTTTGCTGTCCTTGAATTTCTCAACAAGCAGATCACGAAATTCGTTAGCCATTTCTTCCTGCACTGCTTCCAGCTGAATAATGCGCAGAACCAGTACAGGACGATCGCCAGTGATAATGCTGAGGCGTAATTTAAACGGACGTTCTTTCAGGCCTTCAAACGGAACGCATTTAAATTCAAATGCCACAGGCATAATATCTTTGGTCTTCGCTTCGACAGACTCCATCAGGGAGCGTTTGCCGCTGAAGTCATTATCTTCAAAATCAGCGGTCTGGTTTGCTTCAATCGTGATTTTACGGACAGCCGCAGCCGCTTTTGTTGCCTGAATAGCGTCACCATTAGCATCAAAGCCCACAAGATAGTCTGCCCAGTCTTCAATCCATTCTGCTAGTGACTTCTGGGAGTTACGCTCGCCGTTAATAGACAACAGAGCAGAGAACGGTGCTGTCTTTTTCAGTTTGAGTGTGGCGGTGTTATCTGCGTGACCTGGTTCATCAATAGTACCCAGGTTAAGCACACTGACGGCTCGCATATTATCGGCATCGATAAAGCAGCGGGTGCCTTCATCTGCAAGATCTTTAGAGTAACGGGTAAAGTCATCGATGCTGGCAGTGGAAAGCGCACCACGGAAACGGAAGCGATTTAAATTAAATTTTTCCAGATCATGAATGCGGAAATTCTCAGGCAATGCCACAGCATCGGCACCAATCTTACTGATAATTTCATTAACACCCTGAGCAGAAATAAGGGCATGGATTTGATTAATTGCGGTTGCGTCTAAGTTCTGAGACATAATAAGTCCTCACTATATAAAGATATTCAGTGATGAGATAAATAATCGGTTAATTAAGAACGATATTAATGACCTGCTGCGCGGAGTTTTCCGTCAGGTTCACCGGCAAGAGTCAGTAATTGTCCCTGGTCTTCCTGCAGAATAGTCAGGCGACCACCGCGATTGACATACATCGGCGTTTCGGTGGTGTCTTCTTCGGAAATTTTCCCGCGGTTAGTCGGGCGAACATATGAGAGTTTGTGTTTGATTTTCACACGGTTCTCATCAAATGGTTCGATTTCCAGGTTGAGTGAGACCTTACCTTTGGTTTTCGTGTTCATCACACCGGAAGCGACTTCACTGAGAACTGCGCCGATTTTGGTTTCAAATACGCCGCCGTCCAGCTCCCCAATAAATGCCTGCACATCAGTACTGCGTTCGCTAGCCATTTTTCTGCTCCTAATCATATCGACCCTGCAAGGTCGGTTGGTTTCTCCACAAAACAGAGAAGAACACCTGCGGTGGCAGCCGCCCGGATGGATTGGGTTATGAGCCCGTCGTCCGGTGATGTTCTTCTCTGTTTTGTAAAAAGAGCGGTACCAGCCGGAAGCAAGTGTACAAACTGGTACCGCGAGGACTACACACAGCATAAAGTTGTGGTGCCGGGTGCCTCCCGGTGCCTGGCGAAGGTTGCACACCAGGCGGGTGGGTATCCACAGAAGGTCGACTGTCAGCCTCAACCTTAACCCGCGTGCGCTGAGCCGCATTCACCACAACGCTAAGGATTCTCTCTGGTTGAAAATACTTAGCTGTTATGTGCCTGCTTTTAGCCACATCAGGCGAGGTGGACCTAGTTATTCCCCAACAACAAGGATTTGGTTAATCTGGATATCCCCAACAACTAGCTGAGTATTCAACGTGATAGCTGAACTGTCTGCGGCTATGGCCGCTATAAAGGAGACTGCCGGTCTTGCTAAGGTTATTAATGACGCGAAAACGGATGCAGAAGTTAAAGCTGCAACCATTGAACTCCAGAACAAACTAATCACGCTTCAGGCAGAATGCTTCTCTCTTGGCGATGCGATCCGCCTTCGTGATGAAGAGGTGATGCATCTCAAAGCAAAAATTGCAGAGTTTGAAGATTTTTGTGCCAAGGTAGAAGGATATGTCCTTGATCAGCTTGACTCTGGTGCTTTTGTTTACTCTAAAAATGAAATTGTGAGTGGAAAAGAAATAACTGTGCATCTGTGCCCACTTTGTTATTCCAAAAATATAAAATCGATACTTCATCCGCTTCCAGTAGGTAAAACTTCTCATTTTCTTACAAGCCGTTGCCTTCACTGTGAAAATAAATTTCTTATGGAAAAAAATCCGATGTACGAACGACCAAGATCATTACGTGAGTTGGGGCGAGATCTGAATTCGCCTTGGATTCCTTAAATCTTGCATTGGTTGGATGATACCCAGATTGTTAAAGAGCTAAGCGTCCTGTAGGGCGCTTTTTTGTTGCTAACGAATCATCCTGGACTTCATATGCCCCAGGCGGCTACTTCGTGGGCGTCCTGCCTGTTCGTTATCTTTGATATAAAATCTAACTTAACTTAGTTGTCATGGCAAGAGAAAACACCAAACTTTTCTTAGTTCGGTGCCTTAGTTAGAGAAGAGAGGCCTTAGAGTTCGTATTGAACTCCTTTGACTACACCAATGATAAGGCAATTACCATTGATAGGGATGTTGGGATACCGAGGATTTAATGGTACTAAAAACTTTTGAGGGCCATCGATGACTAATTTTTTTACTGTAGCTTCGTTTGTTCCATCAAGTCGAGCGATGACTATTTTTCCATGACGAGGTTCTGCATCTGGATCTACAATCACTGTTGCGCCTTCTGGTATTGTTGGGAGGCCATTAGGGTTAGTCATGGAGTCACCTTTAACCTCTAATGCAAATGAGTTATCACCAACCTTTAATGATGTATCTACCCACTTGTCCACTTCACTAAACACTTCTGCTGCCCTGCACTCAGTAAACTGCCCAGCCTGAACCCACGATATTACAGGAACTCTGCGCATGTTTGTGACGAGTTTGCCTTCAAACTCAGCACCATAAAGAATGTAATCTATTGACGTATTGAAGAACTTCGCTAATTTCGAAAGTGCCTCCCCACCAGGGGTATTGATGTCTTTCTCCCAGTACCCCACAGCAACGTCGCTTACTCCACAAAATTTACCCAATTCTTTCTGGGACGTTCTGGTAACTCTTCTCAGAGCTTTTATACGCTGACCAACCGTTTCCATAGGAGCACCATTTCTTTAATTGCTAAGTAATCTTAGTTTTTATTGACCAAAGATAGATTTGTAATTAGCATCTAATAAAACTTAGTTTGGAGGGCGTATGACAACTGACGATATCGAAAGCTACTTCGGCAGTATTGAGAAAGTTGCTGCTTTTTTCGGCATAACAACTGAAGCCGTTTATCAGTGGCGAAACCGTCCGGGCCAGTTAATTCCAAAAGGACGTGCAGCAGAAGCTGCATATAGAACTTGCGGACGGTTGCCATTTAAACCTGAGCTTTATGAAAAATCTAATGGATAAATCGATTAACAGAAACCACAGAACGATGAGGCTAACCGTGGGTAACCGCAATGCGTCGAATGTTTATCAGCTTAACGTTGCGAAGCTTCAGGCAGCGGCATTTTCTCAACTGTCAGATTCTGACCCGTCAAAATCTGACGCATCAAAATCTGACCCGTCAAAATTTGATGCGTCGAAATCTGGCAAAAAAGCGGGTTTTCACCCGTCAGAATCTGGCGGGGATCCGTCAGTAAAATCAAAACATGATCCGTCAGATAAAAAACCTTCTCGTCCGGACGCTTCGCAACCGGACACGCAGACGGATGAACAGGATTTTTTAACTCGCCATCCTGATGCGGTTGTATTCAGCCCTAAAAAGCGCCAGTGGGGGACGCAGGATGATTTGACCTGCGCACAGTGGCTCTGGAAAAAAATCATCGCCCTGTACGAGCAGGCTGCCGAATGTGACGGCGAGGTGGTTCGTCCCAAAGAACCGAACTGGACAGCCTGGGCAAACGAAATTCGCCTGATGTGTGTGCAGGATGGTCGTACTCACAAACAAATCTGCGAGATGTACAGCCGCGTCAGCCGCGATCCGTTCTGGTGCCGTAACGTGCTCAGCCCGTCGAAGCTGCGGGAAAAATGGGATGAGCTTTCCCTGCGCTTATCGCCGTCCGTCAGCACGTACACAGAAAAACGCGAAGACCCGTACTTCAAAGCCAGTTACGACAATGTGGACTACAGCCAGATCCCGGCAGGATTCAGGGGGTGAGCATGAGTCTTTTGAATGACGTTCAGAAATTCATTGAAGCCCATCCGGGCTGTACTTCCGGAGACATTGCGGATGCTTTTGCAGGTTACTCACGGCAGCGCGTTCTGCAGTCAGCAAGCAAGTTACGTCAGAGTGGGCGTGTGGCTCACCGTTGTGAAGGAGATACACACAGACATTTCCCGCGCCTGACTGAGAGAGCGCAGGATCCGGAACCACAACCAGTTCGTGAAACCAGACCTGTGCGCAATTTCTATGTCGGCACTAACGACCCGCGGGTGATTTTGTGCCTGACCCGCCAGGCGGAAGAACTGGAGTCCAGGGGCTTATACCGTCGTGCTGCAACGGTGTGGATGGCGGCATTCCGTGAAAGCCACTCCCTGCCAGAACGAAACAATTTTTTGGCGCGTCGTGAACGGTGTTTACGGAAAAGCAGTAAGCGGGCTGCATCAGGTGAAGAGTGGTATCTCTCAGGGAATTACGTGGGGGCTTAATGAGTAATAAATATTGCCAGGCGCTGGTGGAACTGCGGAACAAACCAGCCCATGAACTGAAGGAAGTGGGCGATCAGTGGCGCACGCCGGACAACATTTTCTGGGGAATTAACACCCTGTTTGGCCCGTTTGTTCTGGATCTGTTCACTGACGGTGATAACGCCAAATGTGCTGCGTATTACACGGCGGAAGACAACGCGCTGGCGCATGACTGGTCAGAACGCCTTGCGGAGCTTAAAGGTGCTGCCTTTGGTAATCCCCCATACAGCCGCGCCAGTCAGCATGAGGGGCAATACATCACCGGCATGCGTTACATCATGAAGCATGCCAGTGCCATGCGTGATAAAGGCGGGCGCTATGTTTTCCTGATCAAAGCTGCCACCAGCGAAGTGTGGTGGCCGGAAGATGTAGATCATATTGCTTTTATTCGCGGGCGTATTGGTTTTGAACTGCCTGCCTGGTTTATCCCGAAGGATGAGAAGCAGGTGCCGACAGGCGCTTTCTTCGCTGGTGCTATTGCTGTTTTCGACAAGACCTGGAAGGGACCGGCAATCAGCTACATCGGGCGCGATGAACTTGAGGCATGTGGTGAGGCCTTTCTGGCGCAGATTCGCCAGCAGGCAGAAAAACTGGTCAGGGAGATGGCGGCATGACGACGTTAACTCAATGCCAGCAGCAGGTGCTGGATATGCTGATTTCTTATCAGAAAGAACGCGGCTTCCCGCCAACCAATCAGGAGGTGGCAACCATGCTGGGATACCGTTCGGTGAATGCAGCGGTGGAGCATCTTCGCGCACTGGAGAAAAAAGGCGTCATCACGATAAAGCGTGGTGTGGCCCGGGGGATCACGCTTCATACCGCGGTGAAGGACGACGACAGCGAGGCGGTCGGGATTATCCGCTCACTGCTTGCCGGTGAGGAAAACGCAAGGCTGCGTGCAGCCCACTGGTTACATGAGAGGGGGCTGAAAGTATGAAGCTGATTCTGCCTTTTCCACCCAGCGTGAACACCTACTGGCGACACCCCAACAAAGGGGCATTTGCTGGTAAGAGCCTGATAAGCGCGGCGGGGCGAAAATTCCAAAGTGCGGCGTGCACAGCAATAGTTGAGCAGTTACGTCGTCTGCCGAAACCAACGTCGGCACCTGCTTCAGTGGAGATCGTGTTGTTTCCTCCGGATAACCGGATCCGCGATCTGGACAACTATAACAAGGCGCTGTTTGACGCCCTGACCCACGCGGGTGTGTGGGAAGACGACAGCCAGGTGAAAAGAATGCTGGTGGAGTGGGGACCGGTTATCCCGGAAGGGAAGGTCGAGATCACTATCAGTAAGTACGAGAAAACGGCGGGTGCAGCCGCCTGATCAAGAGGAGAAACGAAGTATGAATAATCTGATGGTCATTGATGGTATTGAAGTTCGTCGTGATGCTTATGGGCGTTACAGCCTGAACGATCTGCACAGGGCAGCCGGGGGAGAACAAAAAAACCGCCCGAAATACTGGCTCTCCAATAAGCAAACCTGTGAATTGATTGAACAACTTTTCACCGAGGGTGGAATTCCGCCTCTGGAACAAAATCAACCAGTTAGCGTCATTAATGGCGGAAATAACCAGGGGACGTATGTCTGCAAAGAACTGGTGTATGCCTATGCAATGTGGATCAGCCCGTCATTCCATCTGAAGGTGATCCGTACTTTCGATATGGTAACCAGCGCACCGGAAAAATTATCCGGGCAGGCTGCTGACAAGATGCAGGCTGGCGTGATTCTGCTGGACTTTATGCGCAGGGAGTTAAACCTGTCTAACTCTTCAGTGCTTGGGGCCTGTCAGAAACTCCAGGAGGCTGTTGGCTTACCGAATCTGGCACCGCGCTATGCCATTGATGCTCCTGCTGACGCGCCTGATGGCTCAAGTCGCCCGACACTGTCGCTGAGTGCACTGCTGAAACAGTATGGTATCCGCCTTACGGCTAATCAGGCATATCACCAGATGGCGAAGCTGGGGATCGTCGAACAGCGCGAACGATACAGCCGTACAGCGATTAACAACATCAAAAAATTCTGGTCGCTGACGGCGAAAGGCTGCATGTTCGGCAAGAACATCACCAGTCCTGCAAATCCGCGCGAGACGCAGCCGCATTTCTTCGAATCCCGATTCCCTGAGCTGTTAAAGCTGCTCGATACCGTTCATTGAGGTGACCGTGAGAGCACTACTGACCCCTGAAATTGCCCCGCGTATGGGGATCGTATTGTTCAGGCCAGGTTCAGAGTTGATGCCCCTGTTTATGCAGGGGCGTGTACTGCTGGAGCCTGAGCCGGAACGTTATTCATCTTTCGCCAGTGGTGCCGTTCCGGCGGCATCACAACCGCTGGCGGATGATCCTGCCGTTCGGGCCGTGTTCCGCAATGAGGCAGTGATCCGTCGTGCTGGTGGCGTGGAATGTCTTGAAAGCTGGTTACTTCGTGAAAAAGGCTGCCAGTGGCCTCATTCCAACTGGCACAGCGAGAACATGACCACAATGCGACACGCGCCTGGCGCAATCCGTCTGTGCTGGCACTGCGATAACCAACTGCGCGATCAGTTCACGGAACGGCTGGAATCAATGGCAACGGATAACTGTGCCCGCTGGGTGTTGTCTGTTGTGCGTCGGGATCTCGGTTTTGATGATAGTCACGTTGTGACAATGCCGGAACTGTGCTGGTGGCTGGTTCGTAATGATCTGGCGGATGCCTTACCGGAAAGCGCAGCCCGTAAGGCACTGAGATTACCGAAGCCTGTTGTGCCGTCTGTCACCCGGGAAAGTGACCTTGTGCCTTCGGTTCCAGCCACCAGCATCATGCAGGATAAAGCGAAAAAGGTGCTGGCGCTGAAAGTGGAACCGGAGTCGCCGGAGTCTTTTATGTTACGCCCCAAACGTCGCCGCTGGGTTAATGAAAAGTACACGCGCTGGGTTAAGACACAGCCGTGTGCATGTTGTGGAAAGCCTGCTGATGATCCCCACCACCTGATAGGCCACGGTCAGGGGGGAATGAGTACAAAAGCGCATGACCTCTTTGTGTTGCCTTTGTGCAGAAAGCATCACGACGAGCTGCATGCGGATACCGTGGCATTTGAAGAGAAGTATGGCTCCCAGCTGGAGCTGATATTTCGTTTTATCGACCGTGTGTTGGCAATTGGTGTGCTAGCCTGATTTGGTGGAGAAAGTTGATGCGTGATATTCAGATGGTTCTGGAGCGTTGGGGGGCATGGGCGGCGAGTGATAGTTCAGGCGTTGATTATTCACCTATAGCCGCTGGGTTTAAGGGACTTCTTCCCTATACAAGCAAGAAACGCTTGGCTTGTTCGGATAGTGATGCCTTAATTATTGAAGGTTGTCTTGCTCATCTAAAGCAAAAAAGGCCGGACGAACATTCGCTTCTTGTTGCCCATTACCTATACGGTATCTCTAAAAGAAAGCTCGCCAAGGCTCGTAAAAAAGATGAGAAATTGATACGTATAGAAATACAGCTAGCCGAAGGATTTATTGATGGCTGCCTTTCCATGCTAGATCTAACATTAGATTTGGACGTTTAATAATACGCCCCTGCATGGGGCGTATTATTTACTGGATGAATGACATTTGATTAATATATTTTATCAATAACTCTCTGGGTGTAGTACTCCAAAAATTTATGTGTTCATAATCAGTATAAACATTTGTGAATTTTTTAAGTTCTTCATCACTTTTAGGGGCAAATCGCTCATTAAGAGTAATACTGTCTTTAATTATTCCGAAGAATACAATCGATATTTCAGGGATTTGCGATCTTCTCTCATAAGAATAAGGTATTTCTTTTATGTTAAGCAGGTCTGCTAAATAAGATATAGATTCAGCGGTAATTTCTTGTTTTAGTTTTTCCTTGTTACCAAAGCAATGTATGAAGGCAGCTACGACAAAGATCATATTTATTAAAGGATCACTGCTTTTGTTCTCATCGTCGTTTAACAGTTGGAAAATGTTAAGATTGCGTGAAAATGTTTGTGTTTCACGTAATGATAAGTTGGTTCGTTGAATTAAATCACGGATAAAGTAACCTGATAATCTATTGATTTTATTCAATAACCTTGTTTTTTCTACAAGGTAATCCCAATATATAACAGAGGCTTTACATACGTTGTGACCATTTATCAAACATGTATCTGGAAGCGTGATGGTATATTTTATAAACTTGTCAAGATACTTTTGTGAGTTAATGCTATAACCATAAATATGATTTATAGATGCTTTTAATTGTTCTGTGTTTGTAACTAAAATAAAAAAGACATTATTGATGTCAAAAATGTGTTTTATTGTTTCAATGACATTTGTTGAAAAACTCGGCTTACATCGGTCTAATTCATCAATTATAATTACGATTTTTTGATTTTTTGATATGCTTTCGATGCAGGATTTAAGTGAATTTATGTTTTTCTCTGAGTCCATATGGTCTTCAAGCAAATTTTCAATAGTCCCATCTATTGCTGCATTGCTTGCTTTCTTCATCGCATCTTGGAATTCTTCGGCAACTTCACTAGCCTCCTGTCGTAAAAACCAACCTGCACCAGCTTTTAGTACCGTTTTTAAACCAAAGCGAATTGCAGGAAGAGATCTCTTAATGAAGTGTTGTTTTTCTTCCTCAGGCAAAATGCTGGCAATTGCAGAGGTTATGAGAAGTAATGGAGATTCTGCATGATCCCCTTTAAAGGCATCAATATAAACAACTTTAGATTCAGTTTCTTGCTCAATAATGAGATTTTTCAGTTTGATACTAAATTCTGTTTTCCCTGTTCCCCATGCGCCGTCTATTACCAGTGGTGAAATGTCTGCCTCTGGTTTTAGCAACTTGATGATATTTTCAGCGATGTTTCTTCGTTGGAACTCGTCACGTTCAGTGAAAGATAGTGTATCTAACATAATATAAACCTATTAACTCCTACAGTAAAAAACGAATAATACGACTTTGGGATTAAAAATCATTAACGCGGTCCGCAAAAATTCTTGTAATCTGTTAAGAGTGGTTACTTCGCCACACAGCTTAAACCCGCTGTCGAGCGGGTTTTTTTGTACCTGTAAACCTGGTGCAGTACGGTAAACACGCTGGTGGTAGTGAATACTGATTTTTTATCTTGCTGGCTTTTTAGACAAGAGTTATTGGTATGTCATGTTAACCATGAAGGTAAAAAGACATGCTAAAACAGCAAGATATGACAGAAACGGCGAAAGTTGTTTTTAATGAATTAAGCATCGAACCGGCAACAGTCGGGGAGATTGCACAAAACACATACCTTTCACGCGAACGCTGTCAGTTAATACTGACCCAGTTGGTTATGGCGGGGCTGGCAGATTACCAGTTCGGCTGTTACAGACGCCTTCAGCAATGAAGGGCTTTTAATTTGTGAAAATGGGCGGCTGGTGGGTGTTGGTAGCACCTGCCAGCCATTCGCTCATGCTTACTGGTCACAAGCGAACCACGGCCCACTGCTTTAGCGCAAAAGCAGAGTGAGCCTACCAGAGTTACGCTTACTGATCCATGAAAAATACTGTAAAAATAAACAGTGTTGATTTAATCAACGCTGATTGCCTGCATTTTATTCAGTCCCTGCCTGATGATTCCATTGACCTGATTGTTACCGATCCGCCGTACTTCAAGGTGAAACCCAACGGCTGGGACAATCAGTGGAAAGGGGACGAAGATTACCTGAAGTGGCTGGACCACTGTCTGGCTCAGTTCTGGCGGGTGCTGAAACCTGCCGGAAGCCTTTACCTGTTCTGTGGACATCGCCTCGCATCTGATATCGAGATCATGATGCGTGAACGTTTCAACGTTCTTAACCATATTATCTGGGCGAAGCCGTCCGGACGATGGAACGGGTGTAATAAAGAAAGTCTGCGCGCATATTTTCCCGCAACAGAACGCGTTCTGTTTGCTGAACATTACCAGGGGCCATATCGCGGCAAAAGTGACGGCTATGCGGCAAAAGAAAGTCAACTCAAACAGCACATATTAACGGCGCAGTTACATGAGACTCTGCCTGATGGCGCTGTGATTCATATTGTTCCCAGAGTCGCCGGGGCCAAGTCAGGTGGCGTATTCCAGATTGTCCTGGGGGCTGCCGCCATTGCCGGATCATTCTTTACCGCCGGAGCCACCCTTGCAGCATGGGGGGCAGCCATTGGGACCGGTGGTATGACCGGCATCCTGTTTTCTCTCGGTGCCAGTATGGTGCTCGGTGGTGTGGCGCAGATGCTGGCACCGAAAGCCAGAACTCCCCGTACACAGACAACGGATAACGGTAAGCAGAACACCTATTTCTCCTCACTGGATAACATGGTTGCCCAGGGCAATGTTCTGCCTGTTCTGTACGGGGAAATGCGCGTGGGGTCTCGCGTGGTTTCTCAGGAGATCAGCACGGCAGACGAAGGGGACGGTGGTCAGGTTGTGGTGATTGGTCGCTGATGCAAAATGTTTTATGTGAAACCGCCTGCGGGCGGTTTTGTCATTTATGGAGCGTGAGGAATGGGTAAAGGCAGCAGTAAGGGGCATACCCCGCGCGAAGCGAAGGACAACCTGAAGTCCACGCAGCTGCTGAGTGTGATCGATGCCATCAGCGAAGGGCCGGTTGAAGGTCCGGTGGATGGATTAAAAAGCGTGCTGCTGAACAGTACGCCGGTGCTGGACACTGAGGGGAATACCAACATCTCCGGTGTCACGGTGGTGTTCCGTGCCGGTGAGCAGGAGCAGACACCGCCGGAGGGGTTTGAATCCTCCGGCTCCGAGACGGTGCTGGGTACGGAAGTGAAATATGACACGCCGATCACCCGCACCATTACGTCTGCAAACATCGACCGTCTGCGCTTTACCTTCGGCGTGCAGGCACTGGTGGAAACCACCTCAAAGGGGGACCGGAATCCGTCGGAAGTTCGCCTGCTGGTTCAGATACAGCGTAATGGTGGCTGGGTGACGGAAAAAGACATCACCATTAAGGGCAAAACCACCTCGCAGTATCTGGCCTCGGTGGTGGTGGATAACCTGCCGCCGCGCCCGTTTAATATCCGGATAGGGAAAACCCATCTGGCTCAGGAGCTGTGGACGCAGATTGATAACGGTCAGCTTGCGCCTGACCTGACTGAAATCAGGACGTCCATAACGGATGTCAGCAATGAAATAACACAGACCGTCAATAAGAAACTGGAAGACCAGAGTGCAGCGATCCAGCAGATACAGAAGGTTCAGGTTGATACAAATAATAACCTGAACAGCATGTGGGCAGTGAAGCTGCAGCAGATGCAGGACGGACGCCTTTATATTGCGGGTAACAGCGCACAGGCGGCAGCAGACTCACAAACTGCATCGGCAAACTCCGCGACAGCAGCCAAAAAATCAGAAACCAACGCGAAAAATAGCGAGGCAGCAGCAAAGAGCAGCGAAACAAACGCTAAAGCCAGCGAAACTAATGCTAAATCCAGTGAAACAAACGCGGCGAAATCTGCGGCGGACGCACTTAATTATCGCAACCAGGCGCAATTAATTGTTGGCGATAATATCGGTCTTGGCTCAGCCCCGCGTGATTGTCCTGATATTTCCGGCAACCCATCAGGGTATATCGGATTTATGCGCATTATGAGTAATGCAAAAGGATTTCCATCGATTGCATCCGGTGAAAGCAGTCTTACGGGGTTTATTAGTCAGGTAGATGGAACACCAGCGTATACAGGTGTATTTCAGGGATGGGCTACGCGCTCGCTTTATACTTATCGCTGGAATCCGACAATAGGCCCGCAATGGACACGCCACGCAAGAAAAGATGAGGTTATCCGATTTCAGCGTTCAAGCGACACAAGAACCATCATTTTATCTACTGACGTTCAGGCGGACGGCTGTTACTTACAGGTTGATGCTGACGGTCAGTGGGGCGCATTTAACCCTAAAGCTGGTAGATGGCAACCGCTCGCAGTTGCGCAAGGTGGCACAGGGGCGAATGATGCAAGTACAGCGCGCTCTAAACTTGAAGTCATGTTTGAAGCAAAAACTGGCCTTGATGCGAATACGAACTTAAACGATATAAAAGGTACTACAGCCGGTTTTTATTACCAACCAATGTCTGCCAACGCAAAGCCAGAACTAAATTACCCGATACAGCTTGCTGGTGCATTGTTAGTGCAAAGAACTGGTGCTAATGGTAGTGATGGTTGTATCCAGAGCTATTTTGTATATAACAATTCATCAATTCTTTATAGAAGGATATATACCAGCACACAAGGTTGGAGTGTATGGAAAAAAATAGTATTAACAGAAAGAATTGAAGAAGGCGAATCGACTACTTACGTTTATTCGAATTACTCACCATCAGCGCCACGACTTCAGGTGTCAACATCTGGATTGTGGGGTTGCCATAACGGATCGTCATGGGTTCCATTACCTATTGGACAAGGAGGCACTAATGCGGCAACTGTTGATGGTGCCAGAACGAATCTTGGCTTAGGTAGGAACAACAGCCCTCAACTTAACAGTCTATTTCTTGATAGATATAGTGATTCGACCAATACATACACATCTAGTGGAATTCTCCATACAAGACTGTTAGCAACT